GCTGGGAAGGCTAGCGATGAGGTTTTTTCGGTGGCCCCAGAGTGTGATTGCAGTCTAGGTAGGGCCGGAGGGATATCGGAGACCTTCCTAAGCAATAGCAATCTGTCGATCGAAACCTACACTGGAAAGGTGTACTGCTTCTCCGTCCCCGGGTATGGATTCTTCGTCACCCGGCGCAACGGTAAACCGGCAATTCAAGGCAACACCGCCGAGGCCTCGATCGACTTCGCCGAGGTCCAGGTCTTCGGTCCTATACGTCAAGAGTTCGATTGGCGTATAAACAAGCGCATCCTGTCCGAGATGGGCGTGAAGTACCACAACTTCCGAAGCAACGCCCCGGCGGTCCGCGATCCGGCCGCGCTCTCCCTCATCATCGAGCGCCTCGTGAAGGCAAACGTACTCACGCCCGAGGAGGCGCGCACACTCAGCACCGGCGTATTCAACCACGAGCTCCCGGTCATCGACTCCCCCTGGGTGAAGCAGCCGATCGCCTTGTCCCTCGCCGGCCGGCAGATTGAGGATAACAAGGCCACCCCTGGAAACGAAGCAACTCAATATCGTGACGACCAGGTCCAACCGGTTCGAGGCAAAGACGGCAAGGTCGACTCGGGCTCTGGTGCAAACGGCTTCCACTACAACTCCTCCGGATCCGGCGGCACCCAGGAGCAACTTGGGGTAGACAATGGGATGGGTGCCGGCGTAGAGAAGCGGGTGTTTGCCAACAATGATGCGGATGATGACGAAGCTACCCTTCACGGGTTCTTGGATTCTGAAGACGAAGACAAGCCGACCCGTGGAAGCCGTCTCCCCCGCGCCGCACGCACCATGGTGAAGCTCCACAAGAACTTCGTCGAGGAAGAGCGTGCGCAGGCGGCCGAGGTGTGGAAAGGCTTTGAGCGACAGGTCATCAAGCTTCCGGCCGAGGAGTTCGAAGCCCTCTTCGTAAAGGAGGAGTAAAGTGTGCCGGCTCATGCGGCGCGGGGCCGAGGCGGCTGAGGACATCCTTCTTCGGTCCTATGGGATTGATGTTTCGAAGGCATCGAAGCTAAATCCCCTCGAGGACAAGGACTTCGTAGTCCTGACCGAACGTCTTTCCGGAGACCTATCGGACGCGACCGATGATCTTGATGCGGCCGACATCCTCGACACCGATTGGGTGGCCGCGACACCGGCGGAGCGTGAGGATCGGTACAAACGCCTCAAGGAGGCCATTCTAGCACTTGTCCTTCTTTCGGTGCCGGCCACGGCCAAGGTACTCGCCGGCGCGCTTACGCGAATCATTCGGGACACCAAGGCCGTCACCATCACGGAAGGCGCCTTCAAGCTTTCGAAGGCCCCGAGCGCGGCGGACAAGATCTCGGGAGCGTTCCTAGTCTCGTCGCAAGGATCCTTCACCAAAGCCGAGTACGCCAAGCGTTCCGAAACCGTCGTGAAGATGGTTCAGGAGATGGTGGACAAGGGCCTCGAGAACGGCCTGGATGGAGCCGGCATAGCCGCGCTAGTGACACGCGCCGTCGAGCTTTACCTCCAGGCGCGGGACGTAGCCTATTGGGAAGTGACAGCCAACGCGCTCGCTAATCGCGCGCGGACCATCACCCAGCTCAATACATTCGCCGAGGCCGGGGTGGCCCGTGTTAGGTTTGTCGCCGTGATGGATGGCGTTACGTGTGAGACCTGTGAATTCATGAACGGCCGGGAGGCCTCCGTCGGGGCACTCCAAGGGATTCAGAAGAAGACCGAGGATCTCGTAGACCCGGAGGATATTCTCGGGGCACAGCCCTGGCTGGCACACGACACGAAGGGGATCTACTACAAGCGTGGCGGTCAGCGTTACGATGTTGCGGATGATGTATCCACCGAGGAGCTCGTGGCCGAGGGTCTGTTTTTGACCCCGATTCATGGTCGGTGCCGATGTAAGTTAGAGGCCATTCCCGCGGTGAAGCCGGCGTGATATACTTCTGAGCATGCCAGCAATAATTGGACGACCGGAGACTTTGCTATCCCTCTTCCCTGGGGAGGCCATGGGGAGACTCGTCAACGCGATGAACGAGGCCATCTTCAAGAGCTTCTGTGATGAGAAGGGGAAGATGAAGAGCGATGTCACGCAGGCCGAGGTAAAGGAGCGATTTACGGTCTGTGTCAAGATGGCAAGACAGCTTCGTGGGGATCTTGGATGGGGTCTCGAGAGGATAATTGGGATCCTGGACGAGGTTTTGATCTGTCACCTATCTAAGACCGAATTCAAGCCTTCGGACCGGAAGTGCTGGGTCCCGAGTGACGGCCGACTCAGTTAGCCTTTGCAAGCCCCGTGCCAAGACGGTATACTAAAGGCTAGATAGCTAGCCTTGCGAGTACAGGGCCGTCGAAATTTTACACACGGAGCCAAATACATGACACGTCACGAAGTGCTTTCCAGCGTCGGCAAGACCGTTCACGGCCTGATTGCGCAGCTAACCCCGGATCCCCAAACCAGTTGTCTCAAGGCCTTCGAGAAGCTCGGACACCTTGTGCGTACGAGCAAGGCCGTGAGCGCCCTCGAAGAGCCGTCCTACTTTACGGCAGGCATCCAAGAGGTCATCAATATGCTGGATGCGCACCGCACCGGTTTCGCGCGTACCGCGGAGCAGGAAAACGGCGCGGTGGCCAAGAGCTCGAAGCAGCTTTCGGTGTCGGCATTCGTCACACACGCAAGTCAAACCGTGACGAAGGCACTGCAGGATGCTCAAGAGAATCGCCTCGGCGCGGCCCTGGCCTCTCTACACAGCCTCTTCTCGGACATCACCAAGGCCGAGTCCTTCGAGGACGTGAGCACCGGCACCATCGCCGTGACCAATGACCCCATGCGCGTCATTGAGACCGAGGCCGCCGGCAGCATGACGGCCGTTCAGACCGTGTCAACTTCGAACGCCGTCTCCAATCCCGGGGACGTTTCCGCGGCCGCTCCTTCTGGCGCTCCGAATCCCGCGACCGGCGCGGTCACTGCATTGCCTACCGCAACGTCGGTGGGGGAATCCAACTACGTGGCCAAGGCGGCCGAGGACACCGAAATCACCAAGTCCCTATCGGGCATGGCCGCAACCATCGAAAAGGCCAGCCTCAGCCACCGCGCTCAAGAGACCGGTTGGGTTAGCGACTTGAACAGCGCTGAGTTCCTCGGTGGATCGCGCCGCTCGAGCGTCGACTTCGAAGCGGGCCTGCCCACGAGGGGCTAATGTCCGGCGTCTCCCAAGACGCACTGCTAGAAAGGGTCTCGACGGAAATCGTCAAGGCCCTTTCGGGCGTTGAGGTGGGTGAGCGCGTCTTTCGGGTGCAACTCCACGAAGTTCTTCCGGTCGCACCGGCCGCCCCCGCCGGGGAGCACACCTTCCGGGTTTGCAAGGCGGACGCCGAGGAAGAGCGTTACGTCCTTGGGGTCGTGCTCGAACCGAACACGGTCGACTCTCAGGGGGAGATATATACGGCGGAGACGGTTCGCAAGACCGCCTACCTCTTCTTGGAGGACTACGGCAACGTCGGCCTCCAGCACTCCGGCCTGATCAATGACAAGGTCAAGATTCTAGAGTCCTGGATCCAGCGCGACGACACCACAATTGGGGGTCAGGCCATCAAGGCCGGAACCTGGATGTTGGCCGTACACGTCATAGACGACGACCTGTGGGCAAAGGTTAAGGACGGCAGAATTACGGGGTTCTCGATCGGTGGACGTGCAAAACGCGTGCCAATTTAATGGCAAATCCTGTACACTAGGACTAACACAATGACGACCACAATCGACGTTTCAAAAGAGCCCGGGGCGGTGGCCGAATTGACGGACATCATCACCACCGAGGTGTCCTTGGTGGATCGTGCCGCTAACATGAGGAGTTTCGTAGTGAAAAAAGCACAGCGTCCGGATGGAGAAGCTCCGGCAATCAATCCTCTCTTGGACGTGGATCCGGCTATTGCGGCCAAGGACAAGGCCGAGGCCGAAGAGTATCGCCTTCAGAAGGCGGCGCTCGAGGCCGGTACCGTGGTGGCGGAGGTAGCGGCCACGCCCCCGACGGTGGTGGAGACACCGGTAGTGGCAGAAGCCCCGGTGGTTGAGACCGTGGCCGCACCCCCCGTGGTGGTTGAGGCCCCCGTGGTCGCCCCTCCCGTGGTGGCCGAGACCGTCACGAAGGAAAATGATTCGAAGGCCGCGGGTTCGTCATTCGAGAAGAATCCTGCCGGAGAGCCTGACAATGTGTCGGCCGGCAAGAAGAAGGAAGTCAAGAAGGATGATGGGGGCGAAGAAGCCCCCGTGGTGATCTCCGTCTCTCTCACTCCTCCGGCGCCCGAGGCACTCAAAATCATTCCGCAGTTGAAGGCGGCGCTCGAGGCGGGCCTTCAGGCCGTAGTGGCTCGCGCTCAGGACGCGCTGAAGGTCTTGTCCGCTAGCGTCGTGGACTCCGCTGGGTATTCTTACACACCCTATGAGGTTTCAGCACAGGTTCGTCAGATCGACGCTCTTGTCGACCAGATGGAGTATATGGGCGGCACCGACTGGGCTGCTTCCGCTATCCTGGCCGCCGGCGCCGCGTCCGCTCCCACCGACGTCTCGAAGGCCGGCGCGGCCATGTCCGCCGCCCGTCATTCAAAATTCACCAAGGTTCATGGAGACATGGGCGCCTCCTTCAAAGAGATGACTAAGTGCTACAAGGCCATGGGAGACATGTTGGGGGAGCTCGCCCCCGGGGATAAGACGGCGAAGTCTGAGGAAGCACCGGTGGTTGTACCGGCCCCCGTGCCCGCCCCCGCGTCCGCTCCCGCCCCCGTCGTCGTCCCGGATGTAGTCATCCCCCCTACCACTGTAAACAAGTCGGCCGACGACATCGACCTCCGAAAGATGGTCGAGGATTTGCGTAGGACGGTGCAGTCTCAAGCCCAGATTATCGAGAAAGCGCAAGAGCCCCGTCAATCGAATGCAATTCCTCTTGCAACAACCATGCCAAACAGTGGTACAATAAATGCAGAAGGTACGCATTGGCCCGCGGACATGGCTCCTAGCAACAAGAAATCTTCGGCCGGCAAGTTTTAAGTTTCGCGCAACGTAAGGAAAGGCAACATACTCATGCTCTCAAACGAAACCCTGGTCCAGAAGGCCGATGCGGCTCTTGCGGATCTGACCACAGGCGGCTTGCTGCAGCCGGCGCAGGCGCAGAAGTTCCTCCGCGTGCTCATTGATGAGGCCGTGCTGTTGAAGATGGCCACGGTCGTTCCGATGCGCAGCCCCAAGCAGCTCATCGAGAAGATTCAGTTCGGTCAGCGCATCCTGCGCGCCGGAACTGAGAACGAGGCGCTTGAGGCCAAGGACCGCTCGAAGCCTTCCCTCGGCAAGGTGGAGCTGGATGCTCAGTTGTTCAAGGCGGAAGTTCGCCTCAACAACGAGGTCGTGGAAGACTCGATCGAGCGCGGTCAGCTTCGTCAGACCATCATGCAACTGATGGCCGAGCAGATCGCTGTCGATATCGACGAAGTTGTGGTTCGTGGCAACACGACCTCGGCGGATCCGTTCCTGGCTCAGTTCAACGGCCTCCTGGCTCAGATCACTTCCCACCAGGTGGAAGCGGCCGACGGCACCACGGATCGCACCCTCTTCAAGAACATGTTCAAGACCATGCCTACGCCGTTCATTCGGAACAAGAAGGCACTTCGCTTCTTGTGCTCGATCGACGGTGAAATCGACTACCGTCACGCCCTCGGTGACCGTGCGACGGTTGGCGGCGACAAATTTGTCGAGGAAGACGCCCCCACGATGTACGCCGGGGTGCCCGTGATTTCGGTTCCTCTCTTCCCCCAGAACATGTCCAACACGGCCGGCAACGCAACGAACTGCTCGAGCGCGGTTCTTCTCGACCCCAAGAACATCACGGTCGGCATCTGGCGGGACATCCGCGTCGAGACCGACAAGCTGGTCTCCGAAGGCGTGCTCCTGATTGTCGCGACCATGCGTTTCGACATGAAGCTCGCTCACGAGCCCGCCACGGTCAAGGCCAACCACGTCAAGGTGACGGCGTAATAGTCCTCCGGGCCGCGGCCCTCGCGTGGCCCTCCTCCTCCTCCTCTTTCATTTGATTTCGTCTTCCATTTTTGGAGAAAAAGAAACATGGCTTCCAACAGCGTCCTCGCAAATTTCACAAAGCTTGGTTCGGCGTCCGCACACGGCCCGGTCAAGTTCACCAAGTTCTCGTTCACCGGCCCGGCGTATGTCAACAGTGGCACTCCGGCAACCTCAGGCGTGACCGGGCTCGCGGCAGGTTTGAAGACCTTGATTCAGACCGACCCCACGATCCTTATGCTCGTTCTTGAGGGTCCCGGTGTCGGATACACCGTGCAATACAACTCGGCCACGGACCTTTTGCGCATCTTTGATGTTGCCACCCCCTTTGCGGAAGTGGTCAACGCGGTGGATCTGAGCGCAGTGACCTTCCGGGCCACGGCCATCTCGTACTAATCGCCCCGGCGGTTCCCCGCCGCAATCAGAAGGCGGGCACCGAAAGGTGACCCGCTTTTCGTGTTTCTAGAATCCCGAAAGAGTAACGGAGTAACGCATGGAAGCGCCTTTTCATTCTCAGAGTGTTTTGATGGGCGGTGACGCCTCGGCCAGCAGACGGAGCGCCTGGATCCCCCTAAACGGGTGGCGTCATTTTTCAATCGAGATGGCCCTTCCGTCCACCGGATCCCCGATCGGGGTCGTGAGTGTGGAGGTCTGCAACCACGGCAAGGCCGGAACGGCCGGTGCGGCGCTATCCTCGGACAAGCTTCCGGGACTCACGCAGCCTTCGACCGGGGTGGCCTGGTCCTGTTTCGTAGATGGGATTGAGACGGACGCGGCCTTCTTCGCGATCGTCTACACGTGGGCAAGTGGGGGTGCGGGAGCGAACTTCACGGACGGCGCCGGTACCGCAGGCGGTCCCAACGTCGCACTTAAGGGGTAATTTCGATGGATTACGCAAGGTTTCAACCACCCGTACCCGCCTCCGCGCTCCCCCTCGCCAATTCGCAGGAGCGGGGGGCGATGACGGCGAACAGTTACAAAGGCGGACGGCAGTACATCGGCACTGTCACGATC